CAGAATCCAGGGTTTTATGGCCTGCAGGGTCAGGCGGCATTGAATGCTCACGACGCTGTTGCCCAGCAGCTTGACGATGCCAGGCGCAAGGCTCTGGAGGGGATCACGGATCAGCGCCAGCGGGCGCTGTTCGAGGATAGCGCGTCTCGCCATTACACCAGCAGCCTTGATGGCATGGCCCGGCACCGCGAACAGGCGCGACAGGTTCATGCCGACGCGGTGTCGCGCATGACCATTGACGGCGCCGCCGCCAACGCGGTGACCGGATACACAAGGCCTGATTTCGCCGGCATGGTTGAATCCGGCAAAAAGGAAATCATCGGCATGGCTGCCCGCAAGGGTCTGGTCGGGCCGACATCCAAGGACGAGGCGGGCAACCTGCTGCCGGGGGCGGTTGATCCGACAGTGGTGCATGAGGTGCGGACCTTCGAATCCGGCATTCATAAGGCGGTCATTCATCGGATGGTTTCCGAGGGCAAGGTATCCGAGGCCGAGGCCTGGAAAGAAAGGTATGGCGGCAAGCTCTACGGGAACGACACTACCATCGTCGGCGACTGGCTGCGGACCAAGACCGATGCGGTCAAGGCCCAGGCCGAGGTCGACCGGATCACCCGGCCCCAGGCATCCACCCCGGCAGGCGGTGCGCCTACCATCGCAGATGCAATCCGGCAGCAGGAATACCGGGGGACGGGGCAGTCGCCTACCAGCGTCGACGGCGCCGTGGGCAACTGGCAGATCATTCCGGCCACGTTCAGCCGGTACGCGAAGCCCGGCGAGGATATCAACAACCCCGAACACAACGAGGCGGTCGGCCGGCGGATCGTCAGTGATCTCGAGCGGAAGTATGCGGGCGATGCCGCTCGCGTGGCTGTCGGGTATTTCAGCGGGGAAGGCAATGTCGCCCCGGCCGGATCTCCGACGCCGTGGAAGACTGACAAAAAGGACGGCAACGGCATGTCGGTGTCGTCCTACGTCGCCCAGGTGACAGGGCGGCTGGCCCAGCCCGTCAACCCCGACATGGTCAGGCCGGCACCGCTTGACACCTATCAGTCCCAGATCGACCGTACCCTGCCGCAGGCGCAGCAGGATGATGCCAAGCGCCGTCTGACCGAGTGGCATTCCACTCAGGAACGGTCATGGGCCGACCGGGTCAACGCTGTAAAACAGCAGGCCATCGGGTTCGTCGAGAAGGGCGGCAACATCGACAACATGGACCCGGCCCTGGTGTCCAAGGCCAGGGATGCCGGCATCTGGAATGATGTTGTCGCGCATCACAAGCAGCGCGTCGAACAGTCCTATCCGCCGCGCAACGGGCAGGCCTTCACGGTGATGCTCGGCCAGTCCTACACCAACCAGAACGACTTCATCCGCGCCATCGATCCGGCGGTTCGCCCGGTCGACATTCATCCCGACGACTGGCGCACCCTGACGGCGCGATACGGCGACATCGTCAAGGGCGACCTGAAGGGCGCGTCGATCACGTCGGCGATGGCGATTGCCAAGAACCGGATCGACCCCATCACCCGCACCATGGGCAAGACCGACAAAGAAGCGTTCGAGGCGGAATTCCAGGGGGCGCTGGCGGTTGAACTCGAGCGGGTGATGAAGGGGCCAGACGGCAAACCCATGTCGCCTCCGACCTCGACCGAACTGGACGCGATGATCGGCCGGATGCTGCTCAAGGGCGCGGTCAAGGGAACCGGCGTCGAGATCGGCCCCCTGCGGATCGGCGAGAAGGACGCCTATCAGTTCCAGGCCAAGCGCGACCAGAAGGACTTCATCGTCCAGCATGCGGACATCCCCGAGACGTACCGCAAGAAGGCCGAGGCGCAGTTCAAGGCTGCCGGTCAGCCCTATGACTACAAACTGGTCGAGGAAGAATATACGGCATACAGATTGAAGGGCGGCATCTGATGACCATCGACGCATTCGCTGAATCCCTAGCCGCCCGCCTGGAGCGGGACAAGCAGTCTGCCATGCAGCAGGCATCTGGCGCCATGCTGGAGGCCTCTGGGACAAACCCCGACGCCTACGCCAAGGCGGTCAAGACGGGCGAGGCGCTGGGCATCCCGCCGGCCTCGGCCGCTGCCGACCCGTCATTCGAGTTCCAACTTAACCTCGGCAAGCGCATCGAGGCGCTTCAGAAGGCCCCCAAGACAGCGGCGTTCCTGGCTGATCCTGACGTGGCGAAGGTCGCCCACGACGATGTCCTGCACATGGCCGGCATCGAGGACATGATGGTGCAGGGGCCTGACGATTACAAAGGCGTCGACCTGGCGCAGAAGCCGGCGGATTATGGCCGGTCGGTCGCGGCCCAGGTGCCGGGGTCTATCGGGTCGTTGCTGGCTGGCGGTGGCGAGATCGTCGACGCAGGCGCGAATGCTCTGGACCGGGGCCTGCGTGGCGCTGGTCAGACTATCCTGGCCGATGCTCTCAGCCACAAGTTCGAGGGGCCGTGGTGGCTTGATCCTGTCCAGATCCTCAAGCGCCCCGGCGGGGTGATGAAGGATGTCGCCGAATGGGTAAAGCCAGACAAGGATCGGCGTGGCCTGGACACCGACATCGCCGAGGGCGTCGGTCAGTTTGCTACCCTGATTGCGCTGCTGGCTGTTGCTCCCCCGCTCGGCGTGGCGACCATGCTTGCACAGGGCGCCGACCAGCAGGCCGAGCGCGCCGACAAGGCTGGGGCGTCTCCGAACGATAAAGCCACCGCCGTCATCGCTGGCGCCGGCATCACCGCCATCACCGAGAAATACGGCATCGAGGCGCTGCTGAACAAGGTGCCGCAGGCGGTCAAGGGTGGCGTGATGAAGGCGCTGGCCGACATCACCGTGGCCGGCGGCAAGGAAGCCGCCCAGGAAGTGGTCGAAGGGGTGCTGCAGAACCTGACCGCCCTGGCGCTGTACGAGCCGAATGCCAAGATTTTTGAGGGCTGGGAGCGTGACGCCGAGGCTGCTTTCGGCTCGGCCGCTATCGTGCGGGCCGTCCTGCAGGCCGTGGTCAAGGGCAAGTCGATCCGCAACCAGACCTCACAGGCCAATCAGGCCGAGGCGGATGGCCGATTCATGGATCGTCTGGCCCAAGGCGCCATCGACAGCAAGCTCGCCGGCCGCAGGCCCAGGACGGCCCGATCACCGATGTCTATCTGCCGGCCGACAAGGTCCGCGAATATGCGCAGTCGGCGGCGAACGATCCGGCGTTCCGGCTCGAGGATGATCCGCTGCTGTCGCTGCCGTCCGTCCAGGCCCAGATGGCCGAGGCCGGCGCCGCCGGGCACGACATCGTCATCCCCGTGGGCGAATACCTGTCGAAGGTCGCCCGGTCGGATCTGCACCCGATCCTGAAGCCCGACATCCGGGTTCGGTTTGACGGCATGTCCATGCGCGAGGCCGTCGACCACCGCGACAAGTACGAG